GAGCATATATTTAATTTTTATTACTTGTGATTATAAGCTACGTTTAAGTTATTTTATTAGCATGTTCATGGGTTATAAGTTCTTTTAGCATTTTATTATCATTATATTTATTATTTTGTATTTTAATAGTTTTGATGATATTTTGATTCTTGTACACCTGTTTGACCATTGTATTTACTTCCAGACTTTTGATCATATGTCTCTAAGATTTCTCCCTCTACACGAGCAAATTCTATTTGACAAATCTTCATATTAGGATAGACTTTTACAGCACGTGTAGCTACTAATTCTAGAACTAAACTTCCCTCAAACCCTGTATCTATAAACCCAGCTGTTACATGTATGAATAGTCCCAGGCGTCCTAAAGAACTCTTTCCTTCTACCTTTGCACGTATATTATTCTTCACTCCTATACGCTCATTACAAGCATATAAATACACTTCACCGGGATATAGTATTATCCCTTCTTCAGGAATAGTGAGCTCAATAGTTTCATTGGGTTTTTTAGGATCTAATACACCCTCTTTATAAACTTTAAATTGAGGTGCTAATGTAAGATCTACACTGTTTGGATTTACATGTGCAGGATTTAGTGGTTCTATCACTATACCACCTGTTTTGATTTCTTCTAAAATAGCTTTGTCACTTAATATCATATTATTCTTATTTTAAAAAATTAGATCTACTTATTAAAATTTGTTCTTTGTATTCTGGTTCCATTTTAGATAATCTACAAGCAACTTCTTTTCCATAAGTAGGAGAATGTACTCTTTTCTTACTTCCACATTTCTGTAAAATAGTTTTAGCATCTATACCAAGTCTATTACTAGCTTTTGCATAACTAGGATAGATGCCTATTAACTTTTTTAACTCTGGATCAAAAACCTTAACACACGTATCTGAGTGAAGTGTGTTAAGACCTTCTTTAGGGTGTTTCATATATTATTATATAACTTTCTAACTTTATTACCTAATTCCATATCATTAGGTGTATTAACTATTTCAGATACAGGTACTTGTACGCATTTTGTTTCTTTTTCATAGCAATCTATACATAGCTGACCAGCACCTTCAATATATCCATATCTGGAATCTATATGATCGGTAACATCATATAAAGTGATCTTGTCACAAATTATACATCTATCTTTCATAAACTAGTTTTAGAATTAAATTGTTCTTCAAATCTCTTTTCCAAATCTTCCCAATAACCGTTTTCATCATTAAACCGGTTACAAATTGTAACCAATTCAGGAAAACCTAGAGCTATCTTATTTCTATTTGATCTATCTAATTTAAATATTGCATCTATAAGAGCAGTCATACCACTACCTAATATACCAAGTTTATAATGCATAAACTTGATTTCCATTTCTGTTAAGTTATTTATTTTCATTTGTTATATTTTCATCTGTTAAAAATTTGAATTCATCTTCAAGTTCTTCTATACTAAGCTTATGTGCTTCCCAATCATGCTCATGATAAATTCCTCTTTCATAACATTCTAGTGCTCCTTTTAGGTCTGCGTATGCACACTTAATAGCTTGTTTCTGTAATAATGTCATTGTAGTATTTTTTCTTTTTTTAAAATATTATGTACAGTGAACATCAAAGATACTAAATCTGAACCATTAAGAATCTTATAATCAAAATTGTAATCATCTAACTGTGTTTCAGATGGATGTTCATTTACTGCAATAACTCCAGGACGGTCTACACGTATCATAATACCACCCGCATCTTTAACAACTTTAGCATCATTAGTAAATCTACTATCTGTAATAATCCAGTTAGGGTATTGAGGAATTACTTCATTTTCTCCATGTTCATCTGTATAATACAACCCATCTGAATGTTTTTGACAATTATTAATAGGTTTATAATCAGACATAAGAGCATTCACCCATGCAGTAGGATGCAGTCCATTTCTAATAGCATCAGTACCTAGTTTTTGTAAGAACTCTCTAACACTCATATGCTTCATTCCCACTACATATTCCATTCTAAATACACCATATGTTTGTTTAAGCATAGGAATAATAGCTTCAGCTTCTTCTTTAGTACTAAATGTACCATGCTGCATTAATAATTTACCATTATCTATAAGAGATATGGTATAATAATTCCATTCTTCAGGTAGATAAGTTTTCTTAAACTCTTGATCTTCAAAGTTTTTTTCTTCTATACCAGTTAATATACTAGCTATAGTTTTAAGCTTGCCTGACCATTTTTTAATTTCCCAACCAGACTGTTCAGATAACCACCAATCATGCTCATCTACATTTTTTAGTATTTCTTCTAATGTAAGTTTACCTACATTAGCACATTGTAAGTATTGAATAATTCTACCTACAGTGTCTTTTCCTGATCCAGCATAACCTGATATTCCAATTATTGCCATAACTATTCTATTTCGTTTGGATTTTTATTTTCTTTAAGACAATTTACAACTTTATTATGACCTTCTAAAGCTTCATCCCATGTACAATATCTCCACATCTCTCCATCATATTCTCCACCAAATATCATAGTTTCAAATAAAACTGGTTGACCGTTTGGATCCCAGTTATGATCTAATTGTAAAAAAACAGTAGATATTTCTTGACCTGATATAATATCTAAACCCACTCTTTTTTTATCAAATGTTTCTTTTGACAAAAGATCTGGAAATTCACCTTTTGGTAACATTTCTGTTGTATGGTCTTCATTTAATTTATACCAATTCATACACAATCTATATTAAAAAATAAAAATAAACAGCTCTAAAAAGATATAGAGCTGTTTATTGTAAACTAAAAATTATATTAGTTAAAACTAACACCAAACTCCTTAACAATTGGTTCTTCTTCCATCATAACTAATTCTTCACTCTGATAAACTACAGGTGTTCCATCATCACTATTATCTGTAGGTTCATTCCAACCTTGTAACTGACCAAATTCATTTACAAAAAAGCTGTGCACTTTTTGATGATCTGAAAGATAAGTCATTGGATGTGAATCTTTTAAAGCAAGTGTTATATGGTTGTACAAATCCCAAGCTGAATCTGGATTACTAGAATAATTGTGAGCAGGTATTTCTATTTGACGATGTATCATACCTACTTGTGTAAGTGTAAGAACATCTTGTTCAATTAGAAGACGTCCCACGACACTTCCTTTCTGAGCTTGAGTAAGACTTACTTGTTTTAACATTTCTTTATCTGCTATAAGACTATTATAATAGGTTTGAGCTTGACTAATCTGATATTGTATAGACGAAATCATATCTGCGAAAGCTGTTTTACCTACGTGCTTTCTTTGGAAGTTTGCAAGATCACCTGATACAACACCGTTGTCACAGATGAATACTCGTCCACCAATAGCACATTTAAATCTCATCATTTTGTTATATGAATTAGACCATGCAAACATTAGTCCCATATCTTTATCTTCACCATAGTTAAGATGGTATATACCTTGGGCAACTTGACCATCAAGGCTGGTTTTATATAATTCTTTATCAATAGTGAAACCTGCTTTACCTAATTCAGTGCGGACATTATCTATAATTGTTCCGTGTCCAATTGCGGAATACCTACCACCATGGTTAGGTAGAGGTGTAGTTCTTAAATGTTGTTCTGTTACGAAGCTAGTTTTTACTGGCATACGATTAATTTTAAAAAAGTGATAATTGAGTAAATGATTTAGGTTTTACCTTTTCTATTTGTTCTATTTGTTTGTATATTTCATCTAAGTAGTATTTCATATTAATATCATACTCCTCAAATGGTTTTTCTTTATCTATAAAGTTTACTACTGTTTGCATCCATTCTCCTGCTTCCACTTGTATTTCTCTACCGTCTTTGTTACACTTAATTATTTTTTCACCATTGTTAGATATATAATATCTTACAATTTTCTGTAAGCGTTTTATTTTCAGTTTACCATCTTGAATACTTCTTTTTTCAAAATACCATCCTCCTTTAGCTTTTACACCGGCACAATAATCAGTAAGTTCTTTATTTTGATCTAAGAAGTCTTCAGGTTTAATACCATTTACAAAGTATGCGTAGATAGCTTTAGGAATAATAAGAAAGCTTTTATTTTTATGGAATACAGCTACTTTTTTCTTATCTAAGTCTTCCCATTCAAATGCACCTTTACATTTAACTTTACCTTCTTTAGTGATAGCAATATAGTTGTTTACATCACGGATGATCATTTTAGAATACTGATCATGCTCTAGAGATAATTTAGTAAGTTGTTCCCATTTAGAACATATATCCATATACTTACCTACACTATGACTAGGAATCATTGTTTCAAGACCATCTGTATTTTGCATTAGAGGTATAGCATCTGGAATTTCTTCACATATCATCTCATATAACATACTTAGACTAAGCTGACCATTTATAGTGATTTGCATGGTCATTTTAGGATCATACAAAAAACTATTTTCATCGCCAGTTAGTCCGTACGTAGAGTTAAGAATAATCTTATAAACGTAGTTCTTAGGATCTGTTTTAGGAATCTTTTTACGTTCCTCAAATATCCATTCATACAGTTCACAAAATTCTTTCTTAGGTAGATGTGCAGGATGAAATCCGTTTTTGATAGCTAAATTAGGATAGAAACTAATGACATCAGATGTCATTATAGTCCAACCTGCTTTAGCCTCATAAACACCGCAGTCAGCTGCACCATGTATACCACCTAATCCATAGTCAGTTTTAACTCCTTTATATTCTATAGTGTGTTTAAATCCGTCTTTTGTTGATGTAATCACTTTTGTACGGAAATAGTCAAGTACACTTTGAAATACAGGTGTTTTAAACTTTATGTAAGGTAGTATACAATCTGCCAAGATTATATACTGCCTGGGTGTTCTCATGATTTTAATATCAGATTTGTTCCAGGCTAGCTTTTTATGTAAGAAATACAAGAATAGCTCTTTAGATATTCTAGGTTCAGATGCACTATACAAATCAATATTATATTCATTTGTTAGTGTCTGTCTTAGAACAATTTGTTCCTTACTAAATACCATAATTTCTTTAGTAGAAAGAACATCATTTAAACAATAGCTAACTATATTTTTAAGTGTCTCAGCATCATCTACAGGTTCATAGTGAGGATGTGGCATCTCTTCTACATTAGTCCAATCCATGGAATATTGTATCCATTTAAGACTACTCATCTTAGCTTTATTATCCCAGTGATTCATCTTAAACAAATCTATTTGCTTAATAGATAGTTTAAATGGAGGAAAGTCATGCATTTCTCCTCTATCTGTTCTACTCACTACAGACTGAGCATATCTATATAATTCAATTACAAGACTATCTGTTGTAAGAGATACTAATCTTTTTGCGTTATTTATAATATACTGGGTAATCTGGGCATCAAAAGCTAATCCGTTATAGGATATGTGCCACTCTTTATTTGTCGCACATTTTTGTAGAAATGCGACAAGTTTTTCTATATCGTTTCTGTCTCTATTAACTATAAAGACGTGCTTAACAGTATCATCTTTATAATGGACAAATACACCTACAAAACAATTAACTATTGTTTCATAGTCCATGACCCAATGGGTCCTCTGAGTTTCATTACTCATATGGAATGATTTGTTCAGTTAAGCTGTTCCCCCTTTTTTATTAAATATCTTTAAAGAAATTTATTCATAATTAAATAGCAAAGTCCAAAAAAAATGAAAACACTTGTGTACAAAAAGAAATTGTGAATAAACGATTTAATAATTAATTTGGGTCTATCCTCTTTTTTTTCTTCTATAATTTCTAGATAGTACCAGAGTATTGTATGCGGTATACTACATAATATAATTAATAAAAGTATACCAATAGCATTTTCTAGAAGAGTGTGATTATTTGATAAAGCAACACCACCTTTAACTATTATAGGACGCATTGGAGGTATAACAATTCCCATTTTTATTTATTTACTTGATCAGTAGATTCTTCTACAGTATTAGACAATTCAATATAAGAATTGAAGTCAAATGTATCTGCATTTAAAGCTAGTCTACTTACAATATCTACAATCTCACTGGGTTCTTCAATATAATATTCATAATAGCTTTCAAGACTTTTTCTTTCTTCAGCATAGTCTTTACCATCTTTACGTCTTCCCATCTTTAGGTACTTAATATCACCATTCTCATCAAGCTTAGGAAAGAAGTGCATACTTTCTTTCTTTTCTCTACCAATCAATGCAAGCACTTTGCTATCACGGTCAAAGATTGCTTCTACAAATGGGCAGTCAGATGATGTAGGAATCATCTTAAAAGTTTTAGTGTTACCCCATGTGCCGGTAACTAGCATCATACATTTATTCATAGTTATATAAATTAGTTTTACAAATCTAAGTCAATTTTTGTATTATTTCCAAATCTTCTACAGGAATTATTAATGTTTCTTTTTCAATATCACAAGGATCACAAAGTTCTCCAACGTCTTTAAGCAGGCTTATATCTACATCTAAAAGATGAGCATATATGTCATAATATTTATCTGGATATAGAAATGTTTTCATATGTTTATACTCATCAGAAGTTTCTCCGTAATATTCTTTAATAGCTTCTTTTAGTATAACACTTAACTTAGAATATTTTCCTATTATAACATTAAACCAATCATTTGTATATGATTGATAATCAAATAGATATAAATTATATGACTTTACAGGTATCTTTTTTATAAATAAACGATTACCAATCAACATCTTTTTTTCAAAATGTAAAAAGTCTTCAGACTCGTCATTTTTATATGAGCATACAAGTTTACAGTCTTCTGTTTTAGTTACTCCTTCTAAACTCATATAAGTACCTGTAGGAGGAAAGTCACTACTCTTTCTTATATTCAATGCAGGATATAAGAAGGACTTAGACTTTTGAAAATATTTACCGTATAAATTACTTATCTTTCTCTCTAACTTATCTGCCATTAGTAAAAATTTTATAAAACTACTAAACTATTTGCAAACTCATATGGTAGTTCATAACTTTTATTTTTAAGATGCCACTCTGCTTTTTCTATGCATTGATGAAATCTATCTAACCACTTATTTAATGTTTCTTCAGAAACAGGAAATGCATAGCTTTGAAACATTTTATCTATTACAACAAAGTGAAACTTAACTTGATATCCTTGACCTAGAAGATCATTGAATAAAAAGTTTACCATAATCATATAAATTACAGCTTGTAACCAGTAAGAATAGTATTCTACAGATTCACTAAAATCTTTTAACTCTTTACTAGTAGTTTTAATATCATTGATATATATCATTTTTTCATCATGATCTATCACTACATTATCAATGATGCCCTTTAATCCATATGACTTGCTAGAAAAATCTACAGATGCTTCTAGCTCATTAATTACTTTTTTATTCTCAAACTCTGATATACTGCAGCCTATCAGTTTGCAAACTTTATCATTTGTTTTGATTATTTCTACAGCATCAGAGCAATATTTATAGGTTTCTGCATCAACGAGTGTTTTATCACCTTTCTTTTGTAGAAAGCTCCAGTAACTAATTCCTTCAGGTGTTATTATTTTATCTAATCTTTGCTGATCAGTCTTTAAACTTTGATGATAATTCATATCTTTCATCACATCTAGTATAGCTCCTTCAAACTCAGCAAGTTCCGCACGCTCATCACCGTTACGTTTTAGCTCTGCATGATGATGATACACTCTATCAATCACTACTTTTAGATTATCTTTAGGTAGTGTAAGTGGTGTCATTATAAACTTTTGATTAAACTTCTCAGGTTCTAATAGAAGAAGGTGAATAAGCTTACCTTGTAATAGATGTTGTTCCATTCTTTCTTCTTTCAGACCAAGTACATAAAGTTGATAGAACACTTGAGGACTCCATAAAAGTTTATTTAAACTACTATATGAGTAGTAAAACTTCTTATTATAGAAACTTTTTTCTAAAAGTTCTACAGATTCTTCCATTATGCTTTCTAGTTCCATTGTTTATTTATTTTATGTTATTTATTCTTTTTCCACACTCCAAGTTCTTCAAGCTTAGTTCGTATACGTTTTTGACTTTTTGGATCAACTGTATATCCTTCTTCATATTCTAAAAAACTTATTAAATCTATAACATCAATAGATTCTTTAGTTTCTTCTTCTTCTTTTATCTTTTTGAAACTAGACCAGTCTTCTTCTGGTAAATATCCTATCAGATATTTTATAGGTGTGAAGTTTAATAATTCTTCTAAAGCTTCATGATCATGAAAGTGAATATCTTCACTTATTTGTTCAATAACTTTTTGTATTAGTTCTTCTTTATTTTTTTGGTTTGGCATATGTATTTAATTTTTCTTCTTTCGTTTTTATGTCATGGCAACGTTCACAGAGTACCTGTAAATTGTCTATTTCACAAAAAAGTCTTTCTACAAATCCAGCAAGATCTTCTGCACAGTTTAAGCTACCAGCAGGTTGTATATGGTCTACATTAATATGCTTTTCTGCAAACCAAAGTTTACATATATTACATTGGTATTCAAACTTTTGTCTTTTATTAGGTCCTTTGTATATTCTTTTAGCTTTTAACTTACACTGAGTAATAGGTTTCCACCATCTAGATTTCTGTCTAAGACCTGAACGTATAAAACTCCAGAAGGCAGCTTCTGTCATCGTACTTGCATTTCTAGTTTTAGCTACGCGAGGTTTTTTTGTAGTTTTCTTAGGCATAATATAAATTTTCTATACAAATATAGTGTAGAAGTTAATATTTTTTATAACTTTTTATCTAATATAGGTATAAGTCTTAAGAACACTTCTTTAGCACCAAAGTCTTTTATGCTGTCAGACGGATCTTTACTCATTGGTAAAATAGTAGTGCCAATCTCTGGATATAATGTTTTATACTTATTCATAGCTGCTATACCTGCATCATCATAATCAAATAGCACTATTACTTTTTTATAAGATTTTATGTATTCCTGCATCAACTCTTTACGTATAAAACTATTTTCTGAGTCTGGAGCTATTACATCCATTTCTATTTTAAGACTTTTAAGTGCCATAATATCTTTTAAAGAACTAGTAATTACTAAGTATTTAGAAGATTTTAATTGCTCACTGCCTTGGATATGATCTTGCACTTTAATAAACTTTTTGTCTAGAGTTTTAGGCTGATAAATTTTATACAAGCTACCATCTTTTTTAAAATAACCGTACAGATAATTGCTATAAATAACTAATGTATCTACCTTTTCATTAAGCTTTTTTTCAAGTGTATAATTTTCTAAAGGACGTACACAATATTCTTCTAACAAACGTGTACCTATATTAAACTGAGTCCAGTAGTATTGATCTGAAGTATTCCATGAACGAAATATATATGATTTAACTTTATATTTACTAGCTTCTTTAAATTCTTTTACATCATAACTACCATTATTATGAAGGACATAGTCATTATAACATTCAACTATATGTTGACAAGCTTTATGAAATGTAAGTTCTTTTAAATCTTTTACAAGGTCTACTGCAGATCCTCCTTTACCAGAAGAAAAGTCTTTATATCTGTAAGTATTTTTACTTTTATCAAAATAGACACACATGGAAGGTGTCTTTTCTTTAGGGTTAAATAAACTTTTAATCTTTATATCTTGCCCTGTAAGTTTTTCTTTTAACTTACAATATGTTTCAAATATCCATGTAACTGGAACGTCTTTTATATCATGAACAAGATTTTTTGTTTTAAACATAGTATTCTATATTTACATATATCTACAAAAAATATAGGGGAGTGTAGAAACACTCCCCGCAATAATTAAAAAAATGAAAAAATCTTACACTTCAAAATCATTAGTAGCTGGTTCAAAACTACTTACATTAGATTTAGCCAATGCTTTATAATGATATTTATTTGTTTTGTCAAACTTATCAAGTTTTGCTGCATCTGTAGAAACGAACTTATATTTAGGTAAAGACAACTTAATAATAGTTTTATCATTATATTCTTCTTCTGAACCCTTTAAAAACCAATATAACTTCTTACCTTTTACAATGTTAACAGCTGCTTTAACCCACTCTTCAATAGTAACAGCTTCAACTGCATTAAGTTCATCCTGAAGATTTAACTCTTTAGCAATTACAATGAGCTTATACATAATGTCGTTAACGGATACGTTACTGCTATCAAATTGATCAGTCCATATAGTAGCTGCCACTCTACCCACTTGTCCTTTGTATTTAGGACCTTCTGGATTTTCTTTATCAATGGGCCAACCCTCAAAGTTTTCTAATTCAGGACCTTCAAGATAGAGTTCTAAACACTTCTTGTCTCCTTTGTTAGATGTTCTAAGATTGGCATCATAGATGTGAGCATAAACTACGCCTGGCTGTAGTGATTTTGGAGTACCTCCTCCCTGTTTGACATCCTGTCCTTTTGTACTAAACATAATGTTTGTTTTTATTAAATGAAAAATTAGAAAAATTAGTTTTCAAAATCATGAATTGCTTTATTAACATACTCTAAGTCATTAGGTATCTCAAAGTCTTTAAACATACCTTTAGGACTTTTACATGTATTATCACCAGTTGTTTGTGTCTCAAACACATATCTGATTATACCATTAGCATCTTTTTTAGTTTTGCCAAATAATACAATAGAAAATAAACCTTCTAGTGTAAGCTTCTCATCTACCATTTTGCCAATAGTTTTGGCTTTATAACGCTTTCTACCTTCTATATCTGTACCTTCTTCTGCATGTGTTAAGTAGAATACAGTGAGATCTTCACGTAAATCTTTAGGAAGTCTACTAATACGAGCTAGATGACCACCTATTTCAGTGAATTTTTCATAACCTTTCTCACTTGCTCTATCAAAAAACTCAAAGCTAGACATGTATTGAAAATCATCAATAACTATTGTTTTAATCTCAGGACGTTTTGTATTAACATACACTAACGCTGCTTCTATCTGTTCAGGTTTGCTACCTGAATAAAGATTACCTGCTTGATTATCTTTAGTCCAAATAGTATATTTTTTCTTCCATCCTTTAAAAGGAAGTGGTTTATTAGCTACATTAATAATAAATGTACTAGCCGAATCTAAGTTTTCAATACTGGTAGATTTTCCTGTACCAGATTCTGCAATAATTAATACTCCTTTACCCATATTACTTGTTTATTGTTGATTTAATAAGGTCATTAAGCCAAGGTTTAAGACTAAGAGGTTTACCTGTCTGCATAGCATAATAATCTCTAATAGTCATTTCTGAAAACAAAGCATCATTATACTGCTCTACTTCTTCTTTTTTTGTCTCAGCTGGTTTGCTATAAGTTAAACCTGTTGTCTTCTTTTGAGCATCTACAATTGCTGATTCACCACTAATAGCTACACTATATGAATTAACCACTCTGAGTTCATCTAGTGGCACAAGATATGAATTGTTTTGATTAATTTCATATTCTTCTTCATAATTTACATTATGAGCTACATTATATACTGTTCTTTCTTTATCTGTTGGGTTAAATTCTCTATCAAACATTTCAAAGAATAACCCTTTTTGTTTAGTAAACTCATTATTAAAAACGCCTATCACTTGTATACCTTTATGATAAAAAGGCACTTTAAACTGAAAGTCATTACTAGAAACACCTAGATTGTTAATAAGTGGCTTATGAAATTCTCTAAGCTCATTTAAGATTTCAGCCTTATACTTTTTTTGTTCTAACGGATCAAGAGCTTTATACTCTGCGTAGCTTAAACGAGGTAGTAGCATTGTACTCGTTTGTTTAGGTTGTGCTGTTGTAAACATATGTGTTGATTTAAATTTCTGTTCCAATGGGAGATTCTATTATTTGTCTACCTCCTGTTCTTTGTGAAAATCTTTGATAGTTTCCTTCTGGTCTTTCAGCTTTAGGTGGAGCTACTTCAATCATTCTTTGATTTTGACCTTCCATTTTCATAAATATCATGTTATTCTTTTCATCTCCGTTATTTCTCACCTTAATTAGGTGCATAATAACATCATCTGTCAATACATGATAAGCATATGGACCATAAAGTTTTATATCTAATTTAAATGGACGGGATAATACCACTACCATATCAGATCCTTGCATCAGTGCATCACCACCAAAGATGTCTCCTGATGTAGGATAATTATGTATAGATGCTGGTATTCTTCTTGCAGCATCTTCTATTGATCTATTTAATTGTGTAAGCATAATAACAATAATAGGTAGTTGATTTTTTAGCTTCATTAACATCTCTGTTGTATTATATAATACATCAAATTTGTCTTTATCTCTACTACCTTTCTTAATCAACCAGCTATGGTCTATTGTTATAAGAAGTGGTTTACTACCACCTCTAACATATGCCATTTCTATTTCTTTTCTTATTAAATCTTCTGTTAAAGATTCACTCACTATGTCTCTACGGAGACCCATTTTCTCCAATCTTTTAGTTTCAGCTGTAAACTCAATAATTCTTTTCATTGTAAAATTATCAAGTTCTCTATTAGTGCTTAAAATATGACCGTAGTCTAGAGCCATTTCAGCTGCAAACTGACGAGAAGCATATTGTTCATCACCCATTTCAAATTGAAATTCAAGAATATTAAATGATTGGTCAGAGTTAAGACGGTGAGACTCTCTTAATATTTGAGAACTTATCATTGTCTTACCTGCACCTGGTCTAGCACCAATAGTTAGCATACTGCCCCATTCTAGACCTGCAACACCTGCTTCATTAAAACTGGGCCATGGTGTTCTTAAACTCTTTATTTCACCAGTTTTTCTTTTTTCTACATACCTCATACCCTTCTCTAACACAGAAGAATAAGGCTTAAACTTTGATTGATATTCTTGTTCACCACTCATATTACACGGGTTTGTAAAAATACGTAATAAAATGTAAAAATTATTATTTTTACAGATTAATTTTCAGATAGAATCTGAGGATTATCTACAATCATTTGGCAATAATCTGCCAATAGTGAACGGTTTGTTTTTGTATATGTATCCGTTCTTTGTATAAAATAGCTACTAGTTGTTATATATTCCATATTTTCTTTATTCTTTATGTATATATAATAATCAGTTGCGTCTAAAACTAAGTTCCAATCATATTCAGGATAGGTCTTAAAAAACCAAACAAACTTATCTTTTAACTCCTGCACTGTTTGTCTAAGTAATCCAACCTTTGCCACTCTTTTAGCAGGAAACATTTCTCTATAAGTGTTTATATGCTCCAAGGATGCAGATCCTAATATTTCAGATGATACTTTCTTTTTTGTTTTTATCAGAAGACTTTCAAACTCGTCTAGTATAAACAAAGCTCCGTGACTTAAATTATTCTTTTCATCTAAATGACCTCTTTCTATAGCTGCTTTCTTTTCTTTTTCACTATCTATAATGCTACAAGGTTTAATCTTATGACGGCAGCAATCAAGAAAGTACAGTTGATTCGGACTGAGATTGTACTTGATTAGTGAGTTCCACAGCTGATGACTCATAGTTATTTTTTATTGTTTTTATAATCTTTTTGTATGTTTCTTGAAAGTTAGAATTATGTTCCAATAGATCTTTACAGGTTCTAATATTATGTATAACTGTTGTGTGATCTCTCTTTCCAAGATGACTACCTATTCTTTTAAGGCTATATCCCATTGATTTGGCTATAAGACAGAAGATGTTTCTCAGTTCTACTATTTCTCTATATCTACGATGCACGTTAAGATGGATAATTCTTCCATTTCTTTCAGGTAAAAAAGCTGTAAATGCTTCCTCAAGAGTATCAAGTGATATCACCGGAATAGTATTTCCATCAGCGTCAGTGCTCATTTTAGTCACTACAATGGGATAGTAACCTAGTTTTTCACAAAATTTTTCTTTAAATTCTTCAGTTAGTTTTTTTTCTAGCATACATGCATAGGTTTTAGTATTCATAAATCTTTGAAGTTTTGTCTACAAATATAGGTTTGTTCTGGAATATTTTGTATATTATATTGTAGAGAATATTTTATTTCTACATATTTTAAATTTATAAATTATTGTAATATGTCACATCCAATTGTCAAATATTATGCTCAGAAAGATGCTAATAACTGGCCTATTCCTGGTACTATGATGGGCACTACTAGTAATATTATTCCTTCTACAGCTGTTGAAATACCTACTACAACCGGTACAAAATCCAATCCTAATGGGTTGCGTTATTTTGTTAGAACAGATAACGGAGGTAGAATATTACCTAATTCTCTAATGATTACATTACAAAGACCATCTGACGTACGCCTTTTAGAGTTTAGATTACCATAATACATATTAATTAAATGTAATATGATACCTCAAGGAGAAAATCATCATTCAGTAAGTCAGATTAAACTTTGGCTTTTTCCCACTTTAGTGGTAATACTTGGCACTATCATATGGAATGACATCAAGGAAATTAAAAATGATGTTAAACTTTTAATGGCACAATCTAACGTAGATAAAACTAGAATAGACAATTTAGAAAAGCAACTTGATTTTTATAAAGGATCTACTACTAAGCCTACTACTAATGTTAGTTTTGGACACCCCACCACTCCGGAAAAACCATTTAGTGCAGAGTTCATTATTAAAGATTTATATTTAGACACTCGACAGAAGAAAATACTAGCTGTACATGTTAAAAAACCTAACCAAACTACTCTTTAATTTACCTAATCTTGTCATTGTTGTATTAGTTTTTATAGTTTTATTACAACGTTGTGGCTCTAAACCTGCTAATAACAAATCAGGTAAAATAGACACTTTAATTGTTAATAAGACTGATACAATATGGAAAGAAAAAGTAAAAACTGTTTATAGTAAACCTAAACCTACAGGATCAGCGGTTATAGATACTTCCTGGAGAGATAGTATTAAGCTTAAAGATAGCACTTATAACACTCTTCTTAATAGTTATATAGAATTGGGTGATAAGTATTATAGCAGACATATCTATAAAGACACTGTAAAAATTGACTCAGTTGGATATGCTTTTATTAAAGACACTGTAGTGAGTAATATAATTACAGGTAGAGAATTTACTTACAATATTAAATATCCTGTAATAACTAACACTAAAACTATTACAATCACTCAACCAGCTCCAGCTACACGTCAACTATATGTTGGAGGATCTTTATGGATGAGTCAGTCTAGTTTTGTTAATGGTTTAAATACGGGCTTCTTGTACAAAGACAAAAAGGATAGAGTGTTTGGTGCTAATGTGG